TATCCACCAGCACTGCCGCGATGGGAATCACGTTGTCCGGCGCGGTAGGCTTTGATGCCGTAAACCCGCCGGCCACCGTCGGGCTGGCGTACAGAATGTCGCCCACGCTGAACGCGCTGGTGTCAATGCCGCTGACGCTGCCCCACACGCAGCACAGGCCCGTGGCGCCACTGTCGGGCAGTTCCTCGGCCATCACGCCAAGGATGTATAGCGACGGCGACGAACCATCAGCTAGGTACGGGGCGACGGACAGCACGTTGTTGGCGCCCACGCCCACAAAGCCAACCACAGAACCCTTGGGAATTGTTGAGCCCGTCGTGTTCTCAACGATGGTGTACTGCGTCAACGCGGCGTTTTCTGTCGCGTTCTGCAGCAGCTGGAAGAACCGAAACCACGCGCGAGTGGTCAGCGACCCCTGATCTACCAGCGGGTCGCGCTGTGACGGTACGCGCGGTGCAAGCTCCACGTTAGGCGCTCGTCGGGGTGGCAGACAGTTCCGCACCCATAATGGCAATCTTCACGGGATCAGTGCCGCTGATCTCGTACACGCGATCCCGCAGCTTAGTGGTCATGCCCAGCCGGCGCCAGATCACGCGCTTGCCGTACTCGCCGAGCTTGCCCATGCTGGCCCAGTGCTCATTGCTCCAGGTGTGGCCGCCGTCGTCGGACCAGCGGAGCATGACTTGAGAATTACTGCCCTGACCGATATTAATGCCAATACCAGTTTCGCAATCTACTTGAAGCAAATGATGCGCCGTGCGTTTCAGCGTGTTTTGCCCAGTCGGCAACGCACGCCACGACCGCAGCCATCGCTGCAGATCATTGCCGTCCTGATACACCTCGGGGTCAAACGCATACACGCGCCCGTTTTCCCAATCCCCCACCAGCACCTGCCCTGCAAAATTGGCCTGGCAGTTGCTCCGGTGCCGGCGGTATTGCACGCCGTCCCAGTACGCCCGCTCATGCCACGCGCCAGTGGCAACGTCAAACACCCACGTAGCCTGCGCGGTCGGAAACACCAGCACGTAGAACGAGTGCCCGTCTTGCTGGTACGAGTAGCCGATAGCGTCGTTCAACACGCCATACTGCTGGATCTGCCACTCGATGGCGTGCGTGCTGACGCGCTGGGCGTTGTAGCCCTGATTGCGGTACACGATGCCGTTGCCGCGGGCGTCAGAGCCCAGCCAAAACACGCTGTTGTCCAGCTTGGCCACGCTGTATGGCGCAAGACAGCCGGTTTCCATGAACGCGCCTTCAATGCGCGCCAACGGAAAGTCAGCCAAGCCTGCGTTGTACCAGACCTCAACGGTGTTGTTGCCGAACAACCAGACCTCGCGGTGGTCAACCATCAGCGACACGATGTTGTCGGGGTTGCCCTCGGCACTGGCAAAGTCCAACGGGTCAATGGCAGTGCCGTCAAGCAGCGAAGTCACCCACACGCGCTGGCTGTTGGGCTCGTTGAAAACGAAGTAGCTGTCCAGATAGCCGACAGTGACGGCACCCGGAAAGTCAGGGTCAGTGATCTGCGCAAACACGCCCGTGTTGGCGTTGTAGATGAACGCGCTGGGGTTGCAGGCCACGAACAACTGAATGCCGTTGTCGGCCATGCTCACCGGCCCGCTGCCGTTGATCAGGCCAAGCTCAGTGACGGCAAAGTTGCCGTCCACGCGGTACAGCTTGCCGCCAGAGGCAACGTACAGGAAGTCCCCGAACTTCCACATTCCCCGGATGGGGCCTTCGCCTACGGTCGCCACCAGACGAAGCCCCGGGCACCGCTGCAGAAACGCCGGTTCCTTGCCGCCCTCGGGCACAACCTCTGGAAACAGGTTGACCATGCGGTTCGCCGCAGCATTGACGCTGCGGGCGACGTAGGCCCCACCGAGGATAGGCGTTTTCACGGTGTGCCGGCGTAGATGTTGAACCGCTGCTGACGGCGGTTGATCAGGTTGTACGGCAGGCTCATGATGTCGTCAGCGAAGTTGATCCGCTTCAGATCGCGCTTGGACGCCATCGCAATGCGCTGCACCGTCGGCGGCGGCTCAACGCCGAACTCGGCTGCAATCTCGCAGGCCAGGTTGTACTTGAAGCACCGCAGATAGCCTGGCGGAAACGACAGCACCGTGTTCAGCGTGGCGGGCTGCGACAGTTCCTGCACCGAGACGAGGTGAAACTCCAGTTCCCGCGTGGGCACCGGGTACACCGTCATGGTGATGTTCGGCATCGTCATGTTCACCCACATGCTCTGCGGGTAGGTAGACGTCACCGTCTTCAGCGCAATACCGTTGTACTGCTGCTGGTTGATGAACATCAGGCCGTAGCTGATGCCCGTCGTCGGATCGCGGAAGTAGCAAGAGTCGTCCAGCAGCACCGGGCGGTTGCCGACGAAGTCCCCGCTCGGCCCGAGCGTGCGCTCGTAGACGTTTGCCGGCCAGTTGAACACCTGATCCTGCGTGGAGAACACCGACAGGCGCTCAATGCTCCACGAGTCCAGCATCTGGTTCAACGCTGCCAGCGCGTCTTGCGCTGTTTCGGCCGATGGGGTTTCGCCCTCGGCCAGTTGACCGATCAGCCGCAATGCGGCGTAGATTTGGTCACCGGCTGTCGTGGACATGCTCGGGCTCCTTGCGACGGCGCCTTCCGAGCATATGGTTCATGGGAGCGGCATCGTTCCCCGGCTCGTCAGGCTCATCCGGAGTATAACGCCGCCACCCGTTTTGTTCGTCGTATTCCGCCTCGGCCTCCATCGTGGCGATCTTCTGGCCGTGGCGCGGGTGTTCCATGTAGATCAGGGGCACAGGTCGCCTCCAGGTTGCTGACGCAGGTACATGTGAAAGTTGCCCGGGTACGACTTGTCAGCGCTGTGGTGGTCAAGCTGCAGATCCGGCACCAACCAGGCATCGCCGCCGCATTCTTCCCAGCGCCGGCAAAAAGCGTAGTCCTCGCCCCACCACAGGCCCTTGTGCGCGCCGTGGTTGAACAGATCCACGCTCATGCGGTATTTCTCGCCGTAGCACAGATCCGGGTAGGAGGTCATAAAACGGTCCACAGCGGCCGCAGTGACCTTGAGGAACCCTGCGGGCAGGAGTCGCGCTTTAATCGCGCCATCGGCCCGTACAACGGGCGTGCCGGCAGGCGTGCTGTGAATGGTGCCCATGTAAGACACCTCGTCAGCCTTGAATCGATAGGTGCCGCCGACGACGTCACCCTCGGTGTTGATGAGCGTAAGCAGATCGGCTGGACGCCAAGACAGGTCGTGGTCGATGAACACGATCACATCCGCCTTGGCGTCCAGCGCTTTGCGCAACATGGTTGCCCGTGCTGCGCTGATGTACGGGTTGCCCACCTCGTTGACCATACCCTCGTCCCAGCCAGCGGCTTTGATGAGGGGGATGGACGCCTCCAGACTGTCTAGGCACTGCTGGTACGGGCGCTTGATGGTCGGAACGCAGAAGACAACCTTGGCCATGTGTCAGTGACGGCTTACGCCGCGCCCTTCCACAGGCCCAACCCGGTCAGGGTTGCAGCGACCTCGGCAAAGAACGCCGCTTGGTTGCTGACCACGCTGGCCCAGGAGGTGGCCGACACGACGGACGCGGCTTGGATGGCCGCAGCACGCTGGGTAGCCGGCGTGGTGCCGTAGAACCCCAGCGTACCCGTGGACGAGTTCTGGACGCGGACGGGCTGGCCGGCGCGACCGACCAGCAGGGTTTCGGCGGTGTTGCCGTCGCCGATCTGTTCGCCGTCGCCGATCTTCGGAGCTTCAAAACTGGATGCAGACATGATGTTCCTTTCCGCCGCTTACGCGGCACCCTTCCACAGGCCAAGGCCGGTGAGAGTGGCATTCACCTCGGCGGCCCACGCCGCAAGGTTGCTGCCGACAGTGATGTACGACGAGGCGCTGACGACCGAAGCCGCCTGCACCGCTGCCGCACGCTGAGTGATGGGCGTCGCGCCATAGAACGCGATCTTGCCACCGGCACTGGGGAGTGCCCCCAGTGCGCAGTCGTCAAGATCCTGGTCCGTGAACGCTACACCAATGGGCTTGGTGAAGGACATGGTGGATCACCCCCAGAGACGGACAGCCATCTGCGGCCGGATCACGCTGTAGCCGTACAGCACATCAATACGACACGGCATGCGGTCGTTGTTGATGTCGTACTGGCGCACGATCCGCATGCTGATCCCGTTGTGGACCTTGCGCGAAGCCATGTCCACGCCGTTGGGCAACAGCAGGTCCGCCGTGGCAAACGTAATGGCGTCCTTGTGGTAGATCAGGTTCTGCGGGTACTGCGTGGAGGCAGAGCCGAGGAACGTGACCGTCTTGCCGGACACCGGGAACGAGTCCACCGTGGCAAGCGCCTGACCCGAGGTGTAGATCGCCGGGCTCACGCTGACGGTGTACGCGCCAGCCACCGCGGTGGCATCCGCCGTCGCCACGAACTGCTGCAGGGCGCCAGTGGACTCGCGGGTCTGCGGGTTCACGGCGTAGCAGTCAGCGATGGTGAAG